CATACATAAATGGCAATAAAACAATATCTGCAATAGTAGATGAATATACTTTTAGAATTACAACAACAGGTGCAACAGTTCATACCGATTATAGGTATTCAATTCCTAATGGTATTGCTTCTGAAAATACTTTAGTCCAATACAACGGCGTAGCAGCTGTAGAAGAAGCTGTGCTACAAATCGCTGTAGACGTATTTCAATCAAGACTAGCTGCAGGTGGCACACAACAAGCCCTTGATTACACCCCAGCCCCATATCGTATGGGCAGAACGCTTTTGTACAAAGTTACAGGTTTAATAAGTAAATATATTGACTCTAATAGTCAAGTAGGTTAACTATGCCTTTAAGTACGTTACGTTCAGACCTTAAAACAGCGATAACCTCAAACACAAATTATTCTGCTTACGATCACGTACCAGACATTGTTATTCCACCAGCAGCTCTAATTTTAGCTAGTGACCCATACCTAGAACCAATAGTTATAGGCAATAGCAAAAACTATTACGTCAGACTAACATTAGAAGTTGTTAGTTCAACGTATTCTAACCCAAGCGCGCTAAAAAACTTGGAAGACGATATAGAAACAATTCTAGGACTTATTCCGTTAAACTTTATAGTATTATCGGTAAGTAGCCCAAGAATCAGAAGCACTAATAGTACCGATCTATTAGCTGCTGAAATACAACTACAAACAGCCTACACAGGCTAGGAAAGGTAAGAAATGGCAACAACTATTTTAAGTGGTCGTCAACTAATTCTAAGTGTGAATGGAAATTCATATTCAGAGCAAATTACTTCTTCTGCTATCAACTTTGATACAGAAAGATTAACTTTTGACACCCTTGCAGGCAAAGCCTACAAATACATAGACTCAAACGTTACACTTGACATTGAGTTCTTAAATGACGCAGGCGCAACACCAAACAGCTTGTACAAAGTATTATGGGACGGCACAGAGTCAGCCCCAGATACAACAATTGCTTTTATTATGACATTAAGAACTGGTGTAACATTAACTGGTTATGTATTGCCACAATATCCAAGCATTACAGGTTCAGGTGCAGACGTACAAACCTGTTCAGTATCACTACAAGTTGTAGGTATTCCAACCGAAGACCTAACAGCGTAAGAACAACAACAAACAGAACAGGGGCACACAATGCTTAAACTTAAATTAACGTGGGAATTAGAAACAGGTGAAAAGTTTGATGAATGGACTAGACCAATTGAACTTTCACTTGCAGAAAAAGAACTTTATAACAGTAAGTCAATTGTTAAAATACTTATTGACGAAAGCACACCAAGTAACACACTTCTTTTATTTTTGGCTCACAAGATTCAACAACGCGTCACAAAAAAGGTTGAAAACTTTGACACTTGGAAAAGTAAAGTTACCGATATTGCAGCTTCTGATTTTGAGACAGCAAATTTTACCAAGCCCGAAGTCTTGGGCGAATAGCAGTAGAACTGGCAATAGCAACTGGGATAACACCCGACTATTGGCTCAATGCAGAACCCGAAATATGGGCAACGGCTATAGACATATTGAACGTGCAAACTAATGGCTAAAGCGATTCAGTTAGTTAAAGTTGATAAAGATTATCGTGGGCTTCTTCGCGCTTTTAGTAAAATGGACGATATTGCAAAAAATGATATGAAAAAGATAGCACAAAGTTTAGCCGAACGTGGTGCTAATTATGCTAAAGGCGCAGCTAATAACGCACCATATAATGTTAAACAAGCTAGAGCTGTTGCCGAATCTATTAAAATATCTAAATCAGATAAAGCACCAAGTTTTAGTATTGGTGGTAGGCAAAAAGTTGGCTCTAGTGCTTTTAGTGCTGGTTATGTGATAATGGGTAATGAATTTGGATCAAAGCAATATAAACAGTTTCCTAGACGCTCTGGCAAGGGTGGTAAAGAGGGTTGGTGGTTGTATCGTGCTATGTCAAGATTTCAACCTACAATCGCTCAGGAATGGCTTAAAGGTTATGAACAAATTAGAGACGCTTGGAAAGCAGGTTTATAATGGCTGACATTAGGACGCTCAAACTTGCGCTTTTAGCTGATACAAAACAATTTATTGACGGGCTTGATAAAGCCGATAAAGAAACAAGAAGTTTTAGCGATAAACTTGGTGGCGCATTAAAAGCAGGTGCTTTGGCTTTTGCAGCTCTTGGCGCTGCAGCTGGCGCAGCTGCAATTAAAATAGGCATAGACGCTGTCAAAGCAGCTATAGAAGACGAAAAGGCTCAAGCGTCTTTAGCGCAAACTTTACGTAATACAACTAAAGCAACTGACGCACAAATTGCAGCTACAGAAGAATTTATTGACAAAACAGCTAGAGCAACTGGCGTAGCTGATGATCAACTTAGACCAAGCCTACAAAGACTTTTAGTTTCAACTAAAGATTTAACGCAAGCACAAAAACTACAAGCATTAGCACTTGATATATCAGCAGGCACAGGTAAAGATTTATTAAGTGTTTCAGACGCTTTAGCCAAAGCCTCAGACGGCAATTTTAAGGCATTAAAGAATCTTGGTGTTGAACTTAAAACAAGTGAGACAGTAACTAAAAAGGTTAAAGTATCACAAACAGACCTTAAAGAAGCACAACTTAAAAACGAAGACGCTTCGCTACGTTTAGCAAGTGCTCAAGAAAGATTAAACAAAGCAATTACTAAAAATGGTGCAGAAAGTATTGAAGCCCAAAAAGCACAAAACGCTGTAGAGCGTGCCCAAATAAGTTTAGATAAAGCCTCAGGTAAATACAGCGACACAGTTGATAAACAAGGCAAAACTATAAAGGTTACTAAAGAAGAAACTATTAGTTTTGATGAAGCCGTAAGGCAATTAACTGAAAACTTTGCTGGTCAAGCAGATGTAGCAGCTAATACTTTTGCAGGTCGTATGGCTAGAATTAAAGTTGCTTTTGATGAGGCTAAAGAAAGTTTAGGAACAGCTCTTTTACCTATCTTAGAAAAGTTTGCTAAATTTGCAACAGACAGCCTTGTTCCAGCATTACAAGGAATTATTGACGGATTAACAGGTAAAAAGAAATCTGTTGTACCCTCTCTTGGAATGTTTGCAGAAGAAAGTAATAGTGCTGAAGACGCAGGTTATGGATTTGGTACAGCATTAAGAGAAATGGCAACTCAACTAGCAGGATTAAATGTGGGAATTACAGAAGCAAATAGTGAAAAAGGATTAACTGGTTTTATTAACAATCTTACAAAGTTATTAGAAATCATTAACGCAATAATTAGCCCTTTTACAAAACTTGTTGAATTGTCGCAAAGATTTGCTGAAACAGAATCACAAAGAAGAATAGAATTACCTGGACTAATACCAGAAACTACTAACCCTAATTCTATATTTAACAGACCTGCAGCTACAGTTACTAACATTTATAACAACATTAAAGGTGCTATTGATCCACAAGCCACAGCTAGAACAATCACCAAAGTACAAAACACAGCAAATAAAACAACAGGTATAAAACCTTTTAACTTCGGCTTTAGATAAACCTATGACAGTATATACACCAACATATAGGGTAACAATTGCTGGAGTTGTACAAACGTCAACAACTTTAGAAGACGGCACAATCACTTATGGTCGTAATGATTTTTTTGAGGCAACACAGCCAAGTTATTGCAACATAGAACTATTAAACCTTGACGGCACAAGTCCTGTAGTTGAATTACTTGACACAGTACTTATAGAAGTTACTGACTCAACAGGTGCATACATAAAATTATTTACTGGTGAAGTGTCAGGTGTTTATAACAGATTTGAGGGCGCTGGTTTAGGTGGTAAACCTAACACTTTACAGATTCAAGCAATTGGTGCTCTTGGTTTACTTGTTAAACGTTACGCTGGTGGTGTTGCTTACCCAGAAGAACTTGACGGGGCACGTATTCAACGTATTTTAGAAGAAACACTATTTGTTGCTTGGGAAGACATAAGTAATACTTTTACTTGGAATGATTTTACAACTGAAACTTGGGCTAACTATGGTGTACAAGGCATAGACACAATTGACGCAGGACGTTACGAAATGCTAGCTAGAAGCGCACAAGTACAACAAGCGTACGAATTAACAGACATAACTCAACAATCAGGTTTAGGTTATTTGTATGACACAGCAGATTTTGAGATAGGTTACGCAGACGCAGAACGCAGAAGCGAAAACTACACAACCAACTTGATAGAACTTGACGCTAACCTTGTTAATGCTGATATACAAACCAGATTGCAAACAGCCGACATTGTTAACAGCGTAGTAATACAATATGACGACCCAGTACTTGAAGTTGTAGCACAAAATGATACGTCAATAAATAACTATGGTTTGCTTGAAGAAATTAGATCAACAATACTTGCAGAAACAGTTGACGCAACAGAACAAGCCACAAATTTTGTTAATTACAGAGGAACACCTAAAACGTCACTTGAAGCCGTATCGGTAAACCTTGCCCATTCAGATATGACTAATACAGTTAGAGACGATTTATTAGCTGTGACTATGGACAGTTTGCTTTACCTTGACAATATCCCAGTAGGGCTTATACCTGAGGGCTATTTTGAGGGTTTTGTTGAGGGTTGGACTTGGACACTTGGACGTAAAAACCTAGAACTAACTATGTCTGTTTCTAACTCAATCTACTCAACTTTAGATGTACAATGGGAAGACTACAACGCTTTAATACAATGGCAAAACCTAGATAATGCTACTCGTTGGCTTGACGTTATTTAAGAAAAGGATAAACTAGAACAATGGCAACTACTACCCCTAATTATGGTTGGGCTGTACCAACTTCAACTGATCTTGTAAAAGACGGCGCTACAGCTATAGAAACCTTAGGTGACGCTATTGACGCGTCTATGAATACAGCTCTTGGTACTAAAAAGGCTGGAATGGTTTTACTGAATACAACTAGTTTTAGTGCAGTAAGTTCTCAATCTATAAATGATGTTTTTAGTACAACTTATGATGATTATAGAATTATTATTGTTGCTTCTAGTGCAACTGCTGGCACAGATTTGACATTAAGAGTTAGGGTTAGTGGTAGTGATTTATCTACAGGTACTTATACATATAATAGAATTATTGGTGATGGTGGAACACTTAATTCTGCAAGGTCAAGCGCACAAACTTCAATAAGATGTGGCAATACAACTTTAAGTGAAGAAACTTCTTATATTATAGATGTTGTTAATCCTTTTTTAACAAAAAGAACAGTTTTTACTATTAACAATAGCAATCAAGGTGGTGGAGCAGCACAAGATATGACTGCTGCAGTTGTTACAAATGCTACTTCTTATACTGGTTTTACAATTTTAGCAGGCAATAATTTCACAGGCAGATTATCAGTTTATGGATACAACAAATAGGAGTTATGACAATGGCAACTGAAAAAATATTTGTAGGTATAGATAACGAACGAATTGAATTAACTGGTCAAGCAAAAGCAGATTTTATTGCTGACAGAGAAGC